TTGCCGAATGGTTAGACCCTAATCTTGAGGATCATGAAATCTACTCACTCGAATATCTTGGAGACAATGATTAAATCACTTTTTGGAATTGGAGTTCTTGCAAGTGTATTTGCAATTCCTTCCCCACCAGAACCTGAACAAGTAAAATTAGAACCTGTAGAAGAAACTGTTATTGTGGAGGAAGAGACTTGGAAGTGTCCTGAGTGTACTCCTAATGAGCAAGTTGTTTTAGCAGCATTACAAGAGCACACAAAGATCTCTGATCGTAATGCTCTTGCTACAATCATGGGAAACATTCAACAGGAATCTAAGTTCATTGCTAACATCTGTGAGGGCGGTGCTCGTGTTACTTATGAGAACTGTTTGAGAGGTGGTTATGGATTGATTCAGTGGACTTCTATCAATCGTTATAGAGGACTTGGAAACTTTGCAGTGAAGTATAGTTGCAATCCAAGTGAAATAGATTGTCAAGTTCGTTGGATGATTAATGAACCTATCTTTCAACGTGTACTTCCACAATTTGAAGGTGGTGGACAAACAGTATCTTATTACATGAGACCTGCATACTATTGGTTAGGATGGGGTATTAAAGGTAATAGAGAACTTTATGCATATGACTACACTAAGAAAATGGTATGGGTATGATTTTAAAATCTATTAAAAAATTATTTCATACAACTGTCCCTGCTCCTGAGTATTTGGAAGATGATTCCTGGTTTGGTTCAGCAGTCTTATCTGATCGTCAAATAACTATCAAAGAAGCATATGAACATGCAGTATCTGAAAAACAATTACTACATGAGGATAATACAGTAGAACCAAAAAATATTCATGAGACTATCTATCGTATTGCTACTAATAGTGGTAAAACTACAACACAACTGAATCCGACTGGTGTTGGTGGTTGGCAATCAGGAACAGGTTGGGAGCAGTTTCGGTGATTGAAGATTGGCGTTACAGTGAAGAGAAGTTAAAACTTCGTGAGTCGGCACTTAAAGTTCTTCTTACTAAATATGGTAGTCAACTAAAAGAATCATTACCGGAATACAGTAATCAATCAATGTATGAATGTGCTCATGATTGGGTATCTCAAGGTAATGTAAATACTAATGGTATTATTAAATATTTTGAGGCATATTACATATGAAAAAACTGTTACTATCTCTTCTTGGATGTGCTGCACTAGCAGGAACAGCATATGCTGGAGATGAAAAAATAACCAGAGGATACAATAGTAATGATTCTTTAGGATGCATGATGTTACGGGAATGCACCGATAATGTTCAAAGAATCACAAGTATCAAAGATATTCAAGATAGTTATCCCAACTCTGATTATTCTGCTGTTGCTACTGAGTTTAATGAGATGTTGGACTCCCTTGATAAGATCGGAGTTATGGTTTTTCTAGGAGATCAGAAATATTTTCCTGTAGGTAATCGTGGTGTTTATCATACTGTAAGTAATAACTTCTTTCTGAATGATGCATTCATGAGTAGACAATCTACATTGATGAGTGTAGTTCGACATGAAGGATGGCATGTAGCACAAGATTGTATGGCAGGAACAATCGATAATTCACTGATTGCTATTATTCTTCCTGAAGATAATGTTCCTTCTATCTGGAGAGAAATGGTAGAACGTACTTATCCAAAAACTGCTGTTCCATGGGAAGCAGAAGCATCATGGGCAGGAAGAACTGAAGGAATGACTGCTGATGCACTTGCGGCATGTACTACAGGAAAGATGTGGGAGATTTATGAACCCACTCCACTAACAAAAAAATACTTGGTTGATGAAGGGTATATTACTAAATAGTAATGATTAAAACTATCAGGTCAATGCTTCCAAAAAAGAAGAAAGATCATGATGATGATGGATTCCATTGGCATGAAGAAGGAATTTCAAGCTTGGTTAGATTAATTGTATTGACATGGACAGGTGCAATCTTAACTTTAAACTATGTTTCAATTCCAGGAATACCTCAGCAAAAAATTGACCCTACTTTTATTGCCAGTGTTTTTACTGGTACATTAGCAACATTTGGTGTAACACCTTCAAAGTCTAATGGAAATGGTGGTGGAACACAAAAAGCAACGGTGACAGTTCCTGTTCCCAAACCAAAAGAGGAAGAGGAGAAAAAAAACTTATGATTAGTAATGTCAATGACCCTGTTTGGTCAGTGATCTTTATGGTATTTCTTTCTGTTTGTATGGCATTAGGTTATGTTATATACATACTAAATATAGCATCTAAGGAGATGAATAATGGGTGCTATGAAACCACCGAGCAGAAAGAGTTGTTATAATTTTAGAGTCACAGAAATAAACAGAGTGTTGGATGGTGACACAATAGATGTGACAATAGATTTAGGATTTGATTTATATAAAAAGGAGAGAGTAAGGGTAGCGGGTGTTGATACACCTGAAAAACGTACACGAAACTTAGAAGAGAAGGCACTTGGAATCGACGCAACCAACTGGCTCAAAGAAAAACTGGAGAGTACTATCGCTGGTGATGATGAGTTGTCTGTTAGGACTGAACTTGTTGGTGGCGTCGGCAAATATGGCCGTCTTCTTGGTTGGTTATACATTGGGGACGAGTCAGTGTCACTCAACGAACAAATGATTGAGTTTGGTTATGCCCTTGCCTACGACGGAGGAACTAAAGATATGAATTTAGAAAAGTTGAGAGAGATAAGAAGATCACATGGGACTTTGGTAGAGTGATGAGTACTTTATTTGTGTTTGGATTTATAACTTTATTGACTTATACCCTACATATTACATGGCCTATAAAAAAAGGTAAGAACTAAAATGCAAAAAGTAATTAACGGAATCGCATTACTTTCGGGATTAGTATCACTTTCAATAGTTGGTGCTGGAGGATATCTTTATATGAATAAGGATGCTCTCATTGAGGATGCCAGAGTAAAGGCAACAGAAGCAGTTACTGAAGCAATCACAGAGGCACTTCCTGGTATGGTTGAAGGACTTATGCCAGAGATGCCAGAAGTTCCTGAACTACCCGCACAAACTGGTGGTGTATTGCCTTTCTGAAAAAAGTGTGAGAAGTGTTAAATAGTAAAGATGTTTTGGTATTTAAAAAATGGCTAGATCAGTACCGGCAAAGAAGAGAAATGAAAATCAAGATAAGTTTTTCTTGTATGTGATTTTCTTCCATATTTTTACAGCAGTAGCAAGTATTTTTAAAGACTGATGCCAACCATTCGTGATGTGAAAGTTGAACCTATCAGGGAGATTGGTATTCCTCCAGTTAGAAGTATCTTTACTGGTCTTCCTGAACCAGTCATTACAAATATATCACCACCAGTTACTATTACCATAGGTTCTCCTATTGTAGATCTACCTGGATGTGTAGAATATAATCCAGCAGGTCCTGGTGTTGATAATGATCCTAATGGCAATAGGATAATTTGTGATGCTACTGCACCGTCATTTAATCCTATTGATTATGATCCTGACGACATGGTATTTACTGGTCCACCAGAACCTATACCTGAACTCGATCTAGAAACCCCAGAGATACCACAGACACCATTACCACCTACACCAAAACCTCCAGACGTTCCTTTTGTTACTGCCACTGAAGAAGAGAAGGAAGAAACCGTTGAGATAATAGAAGAACCTACATTTGTAGAGAAGTATTTACCATCAGCAAACGAAGTGACAACAACAGTTACGGTTGCTATGGCAGCAGCAACAGCAGCAGTCTTTGGTAAACCATTAGCAGAGTTACTACTGAAGATTATCAGACCTTCTGTAAAGAAAATAGTTCAGAAAGCAAAAAATAAAGTAGGAGTTAAGGAAGTGGTGCTGTCTGTGAGTGAGAGACGGCAGTTGCAAAGAGACTTAAGAAAATAAACTATTATTGAGGAATAGAATGACGGTGTGGAGCAATAGCATTCTTATTCATTACTGTCACATCAGCACATAACTTTGACATCTCTGTGCCGGGAGTGAATAAGATCCCTTCTTTCATTAAATTTCCACAGGTCTTAAGTCTTGCCAACTCAAAATCTAATCTCTTATTGGCAGTTAGTTGTCTCTGTAAAGCAATCTGTGTTGATGCTGCTTCCTTACACTGGTCTTGTAACTTCCGGTCCAGTGGACGACTCCATGTAGCAGAGAAACCAACACTTAAATTATAATTATCTTTCTGTCCTGTTCTGGTTCTTTTTTCAAAAATTATATCTCCTGGATTATCAATCCTTCCATCTTCATCTAAATCACTAATATCATACACTGGATCATTAAAGTATGGTTCGTATGGTTTAGCAGCAGATACTGCACCAGTTACATATGGTGTGAAGTTTAGGGTAGGTCCTTGACATTGAATTCCCCCACCATATGTATTTGTAATATACGGTCCTTGTAATACTTGGATAGCCTGGTTTGTAACCGATCCGCTGCTGTTAGCAACGGGATTAGCAGTAGCAGAGACCCCACCCACAGTATTAGCAAATACTTGAGACGGGAAGATTCCATAACAAATTATTGGGAGAAGATAGAGGTAGTTTCTGTTAAGCTTTCGACGAGAGTTTCTCTTTGAATGATTGTCTGGTTCTGTAATCCTGGTCCTTGATAACTTTCTGTGAACTGAAATGCTGCTCCAGGATTTGCTTGCACCCAAGTATTTGTTCCTTGTAAACCAGTCCATGTCGAAGTCACTCCGTCTATAGTATTGCTTGTCTGTGTAGTGGGTAAGTTTATCTGACCACTATTTGTTTTGACATTAGTTCCTGTCACTGAATATTGATATCCAGTCGAATAATCCATCGAGTTGATGGTTTCATTAATTGTTTGTTTAGTTTCCGTTCGGGTCGTCATTGATCCTTGCGTGAAGTTTGGCACGACTGGCACTGCTTTGGATTGTCCAGAAGACATCACAATAAGTGCAGCAGCGGCAAAAAGAGGTGCCACGACAATTACATTGACACCCCTTTGGATTTGGAAAACCATAACTAAGTCCCTCCATCACTCAAAAATAGATACTTCAGACACAAACTGACCGATAGCAGACGTACCTGCTCCACCAGCAGTAATGCTAATAGCACCAGCAGTGTCGATAGTACCTGCTAGAGTGCCAGCAGAACCAGCAGCAGTGGATGTAAGGTCTCCAAAGGGAGCAACAGCACCAGTGCTAACACTGGCAGGCAAAGCATCTCCTTGAGTGAAAGAGTTGGTGAAAGTAAATGCCTGACCACTGTTTGCTTGTGTTGCCGTAGGAATAGAAGGAGTATCAGCAACACCAGATGTAAGTGTTCCAAGTCCTCCAAGCCCACCAGTAGTTGTGACATTGCTACCAGAAACACTGTAAGAGTTTCCTAATCTTACTGCTCTTGTTGCAGCAGCATCAACATTAAGTTGAACACTAGATGATAATCTACTTGTAAGGGCACCAGCATTTGCTGCTGCCCCAGTCATCAAAACCATTCCGAAAGCAAATAATGCCTTTTTCATTTTAATGCAATTCTTTAAAATTATTTATGGTTTATTTTTTTATATATAATGTTACATAAACTTATTTGAAATGAACGAGCAGCAAAATCATCTTTCACAATTATTGGAACAGAGGAATAATCTTGCATCTAAGTTAGAAAATATCCAAGGAGAATCTACAAGAACAAGAGAACTGATGTTTAAGACTCAAGGTGCTATTGAGTATTTGGAAGCAACCGGTGTCAAACTGCCAGAACCAGAAGTCACCGAAGAAGCAGAAACAGAAGTGTCTGAGACGGAAGTCGTAGAAGAGGGTTGACGCACAGACCAGAAGGCATTATAATAAGAAGGTCAGGGAGGCAAACTGATGTCCGCCTCCTTTGACTGCGGTAGTCCTCTTAGATGGGTTCAGGACTAGCGGCGACAGGAACCCATCACTATGTCTCAGTAGCTCAGTGGACAGAGCAATTCTCTTCTAAAGAATCGGTCGTTGGTTCGACCCCAACCTGAGACGTTGCTTTTCCTATATAGATTAGAAACATTTATTCTAAGCAAATGGGAAAGGCATACAAACTGATGACGGAAGAAGAAAAATCTGCTTTCAATCAGTATTGTGTTCAACGATGGCGTCAAAGAAAACTTGATGCTGTTGAATACAAAGGTGGAAAATGTCAACAATGTGGATATGATAAGTATCCTGATGTGTTGGAGTTCCATCATCTAGATCCAACTCAAAAAGAAGCATCTTGGAATAAGATACGACTTTGGAATTTGGAAAAGATAAAATCTGAGTTGGATAAGTGTTCTATGCTTTGTGCTAATTGCCATCGTGAAGAACACATCCGACTCCGTAATCCCCTGTAGCTCAATCAGGCAGAGCACGAAGCTGTTAACTTTGGGGTTACTGGTTCGATTCCAGTCGGGGGAGTTGCCACCGTAGCATAACGGTGATGCAGTGCTCTTGTAAAGCAAAGATTGCTGGTTCGAATCCAGTCGGTGGCTTGACAAGAATTCAATCTTGTCATATAATACTTCTTGTGTGAAGGAAGATGCGTTGGGAGAGCAATCTCTCATCTGCGGAATTAGTTTAGAGGCAAAACTAAAGGTTTCCAACCTTTCGTCACCAGTTCGATTCTGGTATTCCGCTTTCGGGTTATCCGAATACCCGAAAAACAAAATGAGTATATATACTCTGTTACT